CGGGTCCAAGCGACGATCCAAAAATACATGGACTCCTGCATCTCGAAAACTATTAATCTTCCTGCCAATTCTACGCCTGAAGAGTTCTCTCAAGCGGCTTTGGATTATGCTCCGTACCTGAAAGGGTTGACGGTGTATAGAGCAGGAGCAAAAGAAGGGGAGCCTCTTGAGGCAATCCCTTTGACGAAGGAGAACATTGAAGAACACATGACGGTGTTTGTAGCTACTGAGATTGCAAGCGGAGATATGTGTTCCTTAGCAGGAGGAGATTGCTAGTGGCAACATACGAATGGGTGTGTCCCCAATGTCAAATTTGGTGGGATAGAGAGTATAAAATGGGAACGGCCCCAGACAGAACCAAATGTCCTGAGTGTAAAAAACTATCTAACCGTAAGTGGGATGTTGCCCCTCCTGTTATTTTTAAGGGAGCAGGGTGGACAGGAGTTAATAAGAAAACAGGTTTTAATAAAGGTGGAGGCTCCGATGAGGTTAACAAGCGTCTTCAGGATAATTGTGAAGATAGGATGAAATCGGGTTGGCAGCACTATGCCAAATTTACTCCTCCTAAAAAGTTGTTGGATAAATGTGACGCACTTAGCCCCAAACAATTACAACAAAGGCTGGAGTCTAGTAAAATAAACAGCGACCGTACCTATAATAATGCGGGGATTGACCCCAACAAGAAATATAAACCCCAGTAAGTAAGGTAGAATGATGTACGAGTTTAGTGAGAATATTCAACGAGGTATTTTATATCTCCTTAAATCTGATAAGGACTTTTACCTACAGATTGTTAATCTAGTCCAGCCTAATTATTTTGAGTTTCCTGTTCATGGGAGAATCTTTTCGGTTGTAAGAGATCACTATGAAAAGTATAAGAGTCTTCCTACTGATGATTTCATTGAGCAGGAGATTAGAGATACTAAGTCTGAAAGAGAGTCTTTGCATGATTATACGGATGAGATTCAATATGTAAACAGGCTAGATACCTCTGCTCTGGATGGATCAGAGTATTATCTTGATCTGATTGAAACTTTTGCTAAACGCGAGGCAATGAAGGATGCTATTAAGCAGTCTCTTATCCTCATTAAAGAGGACCGTATGGAGGAAACAGAAAACCTTGTGCGCCATGCTCTTACTATTAGTAGAAGTGTGGATATTGGACAGCAGTACTTTTCAGATTTAAACGCTCGTTGGGACAGAACCCATAACGCTGAAGAAAGGGATAAGTACAAGACTCTCCTACCCTCTTTGAATAGGTCTTTAGAAGGGGGCTTGGGGGAGAAGGAATTAGCAATGGTTATTGCCCCTCCTGGGGTGGGCAAGTCTTTATGGCTTGTTAATCAGGCTGTTCAATCCATGATTGAGGGGCGAAAAGTTCTTTATGTCTCCCTAGAAATGTCGGAGGACAAAATTGCACAACGGTTTGATTCCGTCACCACCTTAATCCCCCAGAGCCAACTAAAGGATCCTTCGGCCCAGCTTAAAGTGGACGAAAGGCTAAGTATTTTCCGAACTAACTTTCCTGAGAGCAAGCTAGTTATTAAAGAGTTCCCTACTGGGACTGCTACCGTAAACACTCTGAGAGCCCTTCTGGTGCAACTTAAGAACTATGAGGAGTTTGTACCTTCTGTCATTATAGTGGACTACCTAGAGCTTCTCAGGCCCGTCAGAGAGAACCAGCATGAGTATCAGGCGCAACAGCGGATTGCGGAAGAATTGAGGGGTTTGGCTATGGAGAATAAAGTCCTTCTGTGGACTGCAACGCAGACAAACAGGCAGGGGAGAGCCGTTAAGATTATTACTGATGCAGAGCTAGGTGATTCTTATGGCAAAATTCGTACTTGTGATTTTGCCATCTCTCTAAATCAAAGTGAGGAAGAATTTGATAATGGCAGTATGAGAGCTTATGTAGTAAAATCAAGAAATGGACGACCTAGGTTTACTGTTCCTATGACCATAGACTATAATATATTGAGAATGGAAGAAGGAGAGTCCCTTGACGAAGAAGAATAAGCATATTTTTGAGATTTTGGAGGCAACTCCCACACTTGCAGAAGTTAATGGGGGCTGGGGTACTTTTAATATTAAGGTTGTAACGGGCTTAAAGTCTGGAAAGCAGAATTGTTGGGGAACTTGTGATTTTGATACATATGAAATCCATGTAGAAAAAAAAATGGCAGATGGACCCGCTAGGGAAACAATCTTACATGAAATTTGTCATATGCTCCTAGAGCTATGTGGCATGGGGGGAGAGGGGGAAGGAGAAAATGAGGAATATGTTTGGGCTTCTAATGAGAGGCTTACTATAACAATGTCTAGAGCATTTTTACTGTTTACTAGACTAAACCCAGAACTAGCAAAGGAGCTATTACTATGAATAAGGCACAGAGCTTACTAGAGGCTTTTGAGGATTTAACTTGGGAGAATTATGTTGATATTGCAGATAGCGTAATTCGTTTCGATAAACATGAAATTGATACGGAGATGGCTAGACAGGCTTCTGTCTTTTCTTACTATCAAGGACTATTATCCATAGCAAAAAATAAGTTAGATGAGACTAACCTTACTCTAACCACTTATATCGCGCAAACTAGAAAGGAGAAAAAGAACTCTTCCACTACAAAACAAACTGCTAAAGATTTGGACGATTTTGTGGAGTCTTCTCCCGACTTTGCAGTATATACAAAGAGGGCAAATGATGCTTCTTTCAAATATACCCTTTTAAAAGGCTTAGTATCGTCATTGGAGCATAAGAAGGATATGCTAGTACAGCTATCATCCAATCGTCGTGCTGAGACAAATTTATACAGATAATTTAAAAAATTCACAAACTACTACTATTATATTGTAACTGCCACAACTAACCACAGGAGGTTCTAACATGGCTATTGACTTGAATGCCCTTCGGGCTAAACACGCTGAACTCAGCAATCCTAGCGGAAACGCTAATTCCGATTTCCTTTCTAAGTTCGTTCAACTGCAAGAAGGAATGAACACCGTTCGTATCCTTCCTGGCAAGGATGACGACACTCTGTTCTATGGAGAAACAAAAATCCATAGAGTCCCTGATGAGAATGGTAATGTTAAGAATTACCATTGTCGCAAAGTACATGGGGAACCTTGTCCTCTATGTGATACTTATTATTCTCTTTGGAAAGAGCCTAATAAAGACGAGGATCTAGCTCGTCAAATTAAGCCCCGCTCTCGATACTACATGAATGTGGTGGACCGTGAAAGTGGGGATGTGAAAATCCTTTCCATCGGTGTGATTCTTTTCAAGAAGATTATTGCCGCTATGCTGGATGAGGACTTCGGTGACATTACTGATCTTGAATCAGGTAATGATTTCAAAATCGTGAAGATCATGGAGGGTCAATGGCCCAAGTATGATCAATCACAACCCCGTCCCAAGTCTTCCGAGGCTGGGAGTAAAGCGGAAGTTGCAGCATGGATGGATTCCCTCCACGATATTCATGCTCTTGTTAAGCTGGAGGAGTACGAGGATGTGAAGGGTGCGGCTCAAGCCCTACTTCCATCTCATGAGGGGAGTAGTCAGAATCCTTCTGCGGCAGAAGATGTCGCTGATGATGATTACCTCCAACGAATGCAAAGTAACTAATCTATGAGAAATATTATTATCACCCTTTTACTTACTGCCGTATTAGGTGTGGGTCTGGGTTCCTGCACCGCTCTTGAAGACTTCTTCGGGGAAGGTACGGTATTTACGACTGCGGATCAGCTTGAGGAGGGTCAGGAAGGAGCTATCATTCCTTTCGACCAGCTTCCTGCTTCCGTTAAAGCAAAGATTCCTGAAGGAACTTCACTTGTTATGGCAACTAAAGATCAGTTGAAGGTTGATGCTGCTTATGTTTCTACTGGTCCTATGACTGGTGAAGATGCTGGTGGTGCTATTGATGCAGCGTTTGGTATTGCTAAAGCTTTTATTCCTGGACTCGCTGCGTGGGAGGGTATGGTTACTCTCTTCAGTAAGCGTAAGCGCAAGCACTATGGTAAAGCTATTAAGGCTCTTGTTCCTACTGATAAGAACATGGATCTTGGT